GTCTGGAAAGGTAAGTGCAATTGAGAAAGAATACATCACAAACATTTTACGACTGTTTACACAGTCAGATGTTGCAGTTGGGCAAAACTATTACGACCAACTTATCCCTAAATTTAAGAACAATGAAGTACGCAATATGCTTGGTTCGTTTGCGAATAGAGAGGCTATACACCAACGTGCATATGCACTTCTTAATGAGACACTTGGGTTATCTGATGCCGAGTATCATGCCTTCCTAGAATATACAGAGATGGCAGACAAGATTGAGTTTATGATGGATAGTGATCCAAACACTGTTCGTGGACTTGGACTTGCAATGGCAAAATCTGTAATGAATGAAGGTGTGGCACTATTTGCATCATTCGTAATGTTATTGAACTTTCAACGCTACGGTAAGATGAAGGGTATGGGTAAGGTTGTTGAGTGGAGTATTCGTGACGAATCAATCCACGTTGAGGGTATTGCAAAACTCTTCAAGGCATATTGTGCAGAACATCCTCGTATTATAGATGATGAATTTAAGGGACATATATATGAGATGGCAAGACAAGCAGTGAAGTTAGAAGATAACTTTGTTGACCTTGCATATAAACTTGGTGACATTGAAGGTCTAGAGCAGTCAGAAGTTAAACAATATATTAGATATATAACTGATAGAAGACTCATACAATTAGGACTAAAAGGTAATTATAAAGTAAAAGAAAATCCCCTACAGTGGTTGGAGTGGATACTGAACGGTGCAGACCATACCAACTTCTTTGAGAACAGAGTAACAGAATATGAGGTTGCTGGTTTGACAGGCAAGTGGGATGACGTTTATGATGCCGCATAATAAAAGGTAAGTCAATTAATGAGCAGAAAAGAAATCTTATGTGACAGTTGTGAAGCAGTTTTTAGAATATCTCATAATATGGATGAGTGGAGCTATGAGGTAAAGTACTGCCCATTTTGTTCTGAGAACATCAAAGAAGAACATGAAGACGTTCTGTTTGATGAGGATGAAGACGAAGATTACTAATGTCACAGTGGACTTATAATGGTGAACCTGTTCATGACCTGCCAGAGACTTGTGAGGGTTTTGTATATCTAATAACCAACTTAACTAATGACAAAAAATATGTCGGTAAGAAGTTAGCAAGGTTTAAGGTTACAAAACCCCCACTAAAAGGAAAAAAGAACAAACGAAGATCAACCAAAGAAAGTGATTGGAGAACCTATTGGGGATCTTCTGATTGGTTGATTGAAGATGTAAAAGAACTTGGCGAAGACCAGTTTACAAGAGAGATACTCTACTATTGTCAAAGTAGAGGAATGCTTAGTTACTTAGAAGCTAAAGAACAATTCGACAGAGAAGTTTTGCTCACTGATGAATACTATAATGGTATAATCAATGTTAGAGTTGGTAGTTCTAAGGTTTTGTTACAAGAGTATGCAGAAAAGTTCTAGCGAATATGCAGAAATAACATTACTTTTTGTAACATACGACAACATCATTTACCTAAATAAAAGTGAACCACCCCCAAAGGAGATTCGAAAATATGCCCAAATTTATGGACAGAATGAGCAAGCTTGTCTTGCTTGTATTTTAACTTAGGGGATGCATTGCATCCCTTTTATCGTTTTAAGAGAAAGAAATAAAATGACAAAATGGATTGCAAAATTGTTCAATAATAAAAATCGTCATTCAGATATTGTAAGATTTATTCGTACAGAATATGCTGATGACGTAAAACACTTACACGACCACGATGTGGTTGAGTTTTATAACCACATAATGACCAAAAGGAGAACCTAGAAATGTCAGTCGGTTTATTGATAAACCAAAGTTACAAACAAACATGTGCGGTTTGTGATTGGATGAGTAAAGCACTACTCGCAGTACTTATGGGATGTATTGCAATTACGGAATCGGTAGGAAGAGCTAGAGCTGCAGCTGAACTATCTCGTATGGGATACCATGCAGAAGCAAAACGACTGATGTTGGAGAATAGAAAATGAGTAATATGATAATGAAATTGAAAGAGAATGAAAATGTATGTAAATTTTGTAATGTAATTGAGGCCTTGGTACTTGTATCATTTCCACTTGCAGTTCCAATTCTTATTATGTGGGGAGCATCAACATGGTAACACTTACTGCAACTTATTGTGCATTTTGTGATGCAGTCGCAGACTTGTACAAAAACTTCAGAGATAGTATCACCCCAAAGATGGACAAGAAAGCATATAGGGAACTACATGCATTGACTGATAGAGAACTAAACGATATGGGTATATGTCGTGGAGATATCAAGAATATTGCAATGGGTAAAGAAGTGCCCAGAGATGGGTGGAAACACTAAAAAAATAAACTTTTTTTCAAAAAAATTATAAGTCCTTGTTTTGCAAGGACTTTTTTTTGTACTTTTTTTCATTTTTTGCTTGACATTTGTTATAATAACATGTATAGTATATGTATAGTTAATGAGAAAGGTACTTCAAATGACAAATCAAAACGAAATCGACTTCATCGCTGCCCACGAGGGTGGGATTCAAATGTTCTCTGGTGAAGGTGTTGTTGGGTATGCCAACACTGCTGAGATGATTGCCTACGTTGTAAAAACAAAAGGTTTGTCTTCTGGTGCAATGCACAGTTCTTCAATGGACTTTGCTGACGAAGAAGGGTTTGACACCTATGATGGTGCGTGGAAACTTTGGAACGCTGGAATGGAGTTAGTATAATATGATTGCGCCTGTAGCTCAGCTGGATAGAGTATTGGTCTACGAAACCAAAGGTCAAAGGTTCGAATCCTTTCAGGCGCACCAATTTTTTTTGAAAAAAAGTGAAGAAAGTGCTTGACATTTGTTCTCATAACATGTATAATGTATATGTAAGATTGAGAAATAAGGAGTTTTTATGTCTGTGAATGTTGAAAAAATTGTTGATGGAATCGTTGATTTCGTTGCGTATGTTGAAAGTTTCTATGGTGATGTGCCTGATGCGATTTATCCAATGGGTGCTACCCCAAAGATGATTCTTGAGGCGACTCAACAATACATCTCTGAAGGTGAGATTGAATTCTGTGGAGATAGTCTCGACAGAGAAAAGGTTAGGGACATTATGATTGAGAAGTTTGGATTAGTGTTCCCTCAAGGCGGAATCAAATTGGAGGCGATATAATGACTCAGTTACCTTTATTCAAAAGTTCTTGGGCAACCAATGAAGGGTTTGAGAATCTTAGAGATAAACTAAGTGAACTTATTCCCCTTGAAGGTGCAGTGGAGTTTCCACGTTCTAAGAACAAGATGCTAGAAAAATTCAGAGTTGCACAAAATCTGATTTATGATTTGTTCAATAATGGTTTGTGCAACAGACGATCTCATTTCGTCCAGTTCTTTGATATGCCTGTCTACACGAGAGGTGGTATCACTCAGAATCAATTTAATAATCTTGAAGTAGAGTTAGAACCAATCTTTACTGAGATTATGCAAGACGCTTTTATCGAACAGAAAAATCAAGGAGTAATATAATGGGTTTACATGTAAACATCTATAAAGAAGCAAGACAAGAAGATTCTTGGTTAGGTTCAATTGATTGCACAATGGGTGGTGAGTCATCCTATGCAAAGGGGTTCACTGTTGTGAATGCTGATGGGCCTTTCGAACCTTGTGAAGAGTATCCTGCTGCTGAACTTGTGATGGCAGAACCAATCGGTGGTAAGAAAATACTAAGATTGATTCCAGAATCCAAGAAAGGTAAGTGGACAATGTTCGGTGGTAACTACGCCGGAACGTCTGACTCAAGGTTCTCAGAACTTTGTGAAAAATTGCTTGGTGTGAATTTCTACGGTGCTGTCGCTGTTCACGATAGAGTGGAAGGATAAGAGATGGTTGGAATTGAAACAACACTAGGTTTCCTAGAAGCTTATAAGGGTGATTTAGAGTATGGTATCAGTAATGGTATCGACTCTATAAATCACTCAACAAATGGTACGCCTTTCTTTTACGGTGTGGACGAAGCTACTGATTACTTGTCTGAA